TAACGGATGGATACACAATAAAGCAATACCTTTGTTTTTAAATTTAACAACTCCTGCTGAAATTTATCCTGATTTTTTAACTGATACTCAAATAGCTAATCTTCAATCAGATGGTTTTGATAGTATTGTTGTAGAGCCTGATTTTAGCGAGCCTGATTTTAGCTCGTTACCTAAGGATGCAGTAGAGTACGTAGCTTTTAAACCTAATCAGATTAAATCTATCTTTAACGAAGGTACGTTTAGAGACACTGATAACAATATCTATTACAACTTAGATGCTCAAGATGGTAGTTTAAATGACACTATCAGACAGAAAATGATATCTTTCTTTAGTGCAAATGGGTTCTCTGTTGAAAAAGCTGATAGAATTATAACAGCTGCTGGTACTGACGCGGTAGCTCAAATAGATATGTTGAACCATACTGTTAGATTCATAGATGGCCAAGCACAAAGCTTGCCTGAAGAAGCAGCTCACTTATTAGTTGAAATGTTACCTGATAACAGTACTTTATTATCAGAGATGATAAGGAAGGTTACTGACACTAATACTTATAGGGATGTTTTAGAAAAATATGCTGCTCTCCCTGAATATCAAGACGAAGCTGGTAATCCTAGATTAAATAAAATTGCCAAAGAAGCTATTGGTAAATTAATAAGTCAAGTTATATTAGGTGATCAAACTGAAACCAAAGCTAAAAGAGAGCAAGCACTAAGTTTCTTTAAAAGAATAATAGCTTTCTTAAAGAAAACATTTACTGGCAAAAGTATGAAGTTTCAAAGAGAAATTTCTCCTTTTGCTACAGCTGCTAATTTAATATTATCAGGTTATACAGCTCAGGTTCCAGTACTGAATGAAGTTTATTATAATGTAGACAGTGCAGCTCAGCAAGATGTTATTACTCAACTCTTAGCTAAAGCTGATCTTATAGCTGATGAGAAGTTAGGCACTCAGTATGTACTTAGAAATGGTAAAGTAATTGCCCTTCGTGTCTCTAACTTAGTAGACAAAGTTAGAGCTAAAGTGTTTAAGAATGCTTCCCATCTAGATCCTAAGAAATTAAACTTCTTGTCAGATAAAGGTACTATTAATCACTTCTATTTAGATGTATTAATGACTATGGATCTGTCTAAAGAGAAGCTAATCGACGCTGCTTATGAAAACCTTAATGGAAAGCTAAATGAAAAAAGGTCAAAAAATTTCTATGAGATTACAGATGCTCAATATAAAGAGCTTAAACGAGGTATCAAATCTCTTAAAGATTCTATATTAGAACAAGATCCCGATGCTATTATACTTACAGAACAGTTAGTTTATTCTAAAGAAAGAGATATTGCTGGTATGATAGATGTGTTGGTAGTTCATTCCAACGGCGAAGTAAGTATTTATGATTACAAAAATATAGAATCTTTAACTCGCAAGGGGCAAATTAGTAGACAATCTACTACTTTATATGAACGTCAGATATCTGAATATAAAAGAATACTTAGAGAAGAATACCCAGTTAAAGGATTTAGAAAATCTAGAATTATTCCTATTGATGTCAAGTATGATGGTGATAAGTATAAAGATATTACTGTAGGTTCTATAGAAGCTAAAAAAGATTTCTTAAAGCCTATTCCAGTAGCTGGAGAACTTACAACTGATGATAACATTAATAGAACTTTAAAGAAAATGCTTCGTCGTAGAAACGTAATTGCTCAAAGATTGATAGTTGAAAAATCAGATGAACTTAACATAGAATACTCTAAGATTGACAAAGCTATTAAAAGATTACAATTGTCTGAGGATTACAGTGGTATTTTGTTAGACTTACATTCGACCTCTCATTATGTTCATCAGAACATAGATAGTTTCACTATTGAGGATGCTGAAGTTATGAATCAATACTTATCTCACTTTGAGTTATATGAAGATTTCATATCTGATTTTGATAGTAGTATACAAGATATCGTAGAAGAACTTAAAGACAAAGGCTCCAAAGAACAAGCTGAGAAATTATTACTCGAGATTAAAACAGCAATTACCAATGCTATATCAGCTAGATCTATGATTATTAATAAGATTGTTGATCTATATGAAGAGCACTTCGGTTCTCAACTAACTGATGGAGGTAGAGTTAAATCTGCAGCCGGAGCTATGCTATATGGTAGAGATTCTTTTAACAATCCGTTGTTTAGGGCTTACCATTCTATTATTTCTATTAATGAAAATAGAACTAGGAATGATTTGAATAATGTTATTAGTAGGATTAAAGAAGCTGATAAGAATTTAAAAGCTAAGTTTTCAGGTTTTTCAGGATTTGAACTTATGGTCGAGAATGGTAATCTTATCAAACCTTATACTAAACAATTCACTGAAGATCGTAAATATTATAAAAGTCTGTATAAGGAAGCCTTCTATGCTATCCAAGATAATCCAAAGTTAACTAACAATCCTGCAAAAGCAGACTTAGCTGAAGCTGAAGCTTGGGCTAAGAAAAATCTAAAATTTGATGAAGATAAATTTAATGAATATTATGAAAACTACAACGAACGAATTTCAGACCCCGTCTCTGGACTCAATTCTAAAGAAAAGGTTCAAGCTCGGAACAACTACAAGAAACTTAATCCTAACAATGATGTCTCAGCCTGGTTTGAATCAGGATTTGTAAGTGTTAATTTAGACACTTTAGATAAAAAATATAAATCTGACAAGTGGCAAAGAGCTCAATCTATTCCGGAAGTAAAAGCTTATTTAGATATATACTTAGATATTATGTCTGATCTTAGAGAAGCTACAGGTCGTAGTTTTTCATCTGTCTTTTTTATACCAGAGATAGAAAAATCATTGATTGATGGTCTTTTAACAGGTGGTATAAAGCCTATTGATATTTTTACTAAACAGTTTGATGTTCGTCAAGATGGAGATGAAGTATTTGGTATATCCGACTCGGAGACAGGAGAGCCTATTAAAAGTGTTCCATTGTTATTTAGCAGACCTATACTTGGTACATTAAGTGAACAAGAAGCAAAAGCTATCCAAATAGAAGCTAAAACATCTAGTTCTACTGAAGAAGAATTGATAAGGACTAAGCGTATTGAGAAAGGAAAGACTATGAAGTCTATTGACTTAACTCAATCGTTAATATTATTTTCAGAATCAGCTTTTAATTATAAATATAGTACTGAGTCGATAGCTATGATTCAAAATCTTAGACATATACTTAACGAACGCCAAGAGGTATTACAAACTGATAGGCTAGGAAGACTTGTAAGAGCTGAAGGTACTCAGGAGTTTACTCCTACTAAAGCTTCTAACACAGAGACAGTATCTCAGTTTGACTTCTTTGTGAATAGAGACTTCTATGGTATTAGGCAAACAGCTAAAGATAAAAGATTTAAGGTTCTTAATCGTGAAGTATCGGCTATTAAACTAGTTAACGGGTTAATGAGATACCAGTCTTTAGTTCAACTAGCAGCTAATCCTGTTATTGCTGGAGCTAACTTCATTAATGCTAAAGCTAACTTAAGTTTTATAAAAGCTGAAGCTACTCACTTTACAAGAGATCAGTTTGAAACTTCTATCAAAGGTTATTCATCTGCAGATGAACAGGCTGTAGGAGCAATAACATTGCTAGAAATAGATTCTTCTGGAGAGTCATATGAGAAAGCTCACAAAGCATCTGCTTCGAGAGCTAAACAAATATTTTCTATGAGAACTATGTTTGGCATGCATAGAATTGGCGACGACCATATGAAAAGAGCAATAGCAGTAGCTATGTCTAAAAATTATGGCATTGATTCAGACGGCAAAATAAGGTCAAAAACAGGTATGAGAATCAAAGATGCTAATAGCCCTTCAATTCATAGTTTAATCAAGAAAGATACCAATGGTAATTTTTTCATTGACTACAAGAGTGCTTTCCCTTTGATGACTGAAGCTCAGTTTGAGAAAGAGTACGTTAGGTTTAGAGCTATTATTAACAAGGTAGTTAGTAATATTTCAGGATCTATTAGTGAAGATCAACGAGGACAAGCTCATGCTCATATTGCTGGGCAATTACTACTTAAATTTAAAACTTGGATGCCTAGTCTTATTGACCAACGCTTTGGTGGCTTAAGACAAGATCCATTATCTGAAGAGTTAGATATCGGCAGGTTTAGAGTGTTTGTAGGTGAGGTTATTGGTCAAGGTATACTACCAACCTTAGCTAATTTTACTAAAGAATTTGCAAGAGCTGCTTCTTTCGGATTATATAAACCTGGATACAGCGAAGCTAATGCTAAAAAAATGTATCAGAAATTAAAAAAAGCTAATCCTGATATTACTATGGAGTACCCAGAATATATTAAATTACATCAGGCTAAGCTTAATTCAATGGCTATTGAATTAAGGATGTTCCTTAGTGTATTAATGGCGCTTCAATTAGCTGCTGGGTTAGGTTGGGATGACGACGATTCTTCTTTCTTTTCAAGATTTGCTTTCCAAAACATTCGCAGATCTTACCTAGAACTTAGTTTCTTTTTCAATCCTAAATCTGGTCTTGAATTCTTCAAATCTCCTATTCCAGTAATCAAAGTATTATCTGATCTAGGTAGAGTATTAGGTAATTTAACGATGGAGTCTGCAGAAGGATTAGGAGTTATCCCTGAAAACAAAAGAGATAAAAGCCCAGCTGGTTATTATTTTCTTAAACAAATACCAGGACTTAATCACTTTCTTAATGCGATAGGTTATTTTAATAGCTTCAAACAAAAATACTTTATAGACTACGTAATACCAAAGTAAAAAAAAAAGGAGGAAGTTTCCTTCCCCCTTTTCACTCACAACTCATTTCTTAATAGTACCAGTCTTGATCATAATCAAGGTCTGGTCTTTTTTTGTAGTATTTAACAAGCTTTTTTAAATATTTTTTAAATTTCTTTGGGCTGTCTTCGTAAGAAGCGTAAAATGCCGCCTTACCCTCTTCAATATTAGTAACCACATCGTTCACAAAATTCAATTGATTATCAATCTTTTTTTCAAACAAAGTCGGTACTATTCGATCAAGTTTTAATTGGCTAATTTTACCATCTAATAACCAATTCATCAAAACTCCAGAAGCACACATAGCTATGCCGTCTTCTGTTATCTTGACCCAACATCCTATGTGGATGTGATACTTATCAGACTTTTCAACCTTTTCAATTTCTTGAATAACTAACTTTAATAACTTTGATTTAGACTTAGGTAATTTTCTCATAAGAATGTGTGTTATATTAGATCTTCCAACTTACGTTGAAGGGCCTCTATTTCTGGGTTGAGATCTTCAACTCCAAAACTATTAGTAAAGGTTTTAGCCATTAATACTTGTAAATAAAGAAGCCAGGATTTAGGATTCTCAACTACGTGCTTACCAAACGTTACTGCGTCTTCCTCAGGCTTAAATGTGGTATTAATGAACGCTTTAACCTCATTAATAAAAGATTCTGAAGCCGTAGGGTCGTCGGTAAACATTTTCTGAAGCATGCTCACAATGCTCTCTGCAGCGATGCGAGACTGTAAAGAAATCACTCCTAAAAACGCACTCAATAGGACAAATGTATTTTGATACTCTTCTAATACATCTTCAAGAATACTAGCACGGTATTCGTAAATCATATTTTTGTAAAGAGGATCTATTAGAAACTGCTTAGCTTCCTGGAATTTGTCGATAGCCATCAAAAAAGATTTGATATCTGAGTCTTCAAGATTGCTTTCAAACCTACGAAAGCAATTAGCTGTCATGTTCATGCTGTCTGACTCATAACGGTAACTATCAAAGCGAATATCATTTGTGATTTTTTCACCACCGATACTTCTTGTGAACTCATGAATGGAAAATGAAAACATTTGTTCCATAGCAGCTATCCGTTTTGAAAAGGTTTCTGCAGCGTTTAAATCATTATTGATTGTTGAAACAGTACCTCCTAAAAGGGTATTACAGTCTTCTGACTGATAAGCCAGCGAAGATATACTCCTTAAGATAACAAAAGCATCCTCCATTTGACCAATTGCACCAAACAAAGTTGATTCTTTACCAAATATATGCATTTTGGTAACATCTAATAACAAATTTCTCTTTACTTCACTTTTGTACTTTTCTTCAATCATTATTACTTTTTGTATTTAGATGTGTCAAAATATAAAAATTTACCACCTGTGGATGAGCATAACTCTACTAATCCTTCTTGAGTATACTTTTCTTGTGAACCATTACCAAGCTGCATTCCATGAATGACAAAAGAACCATCGTTCTCGAATGGTCCCATAGAATCTTCACCATCGTTAACAACGATAATTTCTCCTTTAGTACCATCCATCATGCTTTCTTTAAATTCTGGACGTGCAATGAGATCGTTAACAGCACTTTCTACTGAAGTTCCTCCACCATCAGGAATAATGCTTAAGAAATAAGCAGCGTCTTGAGGGGTAAAAATCTCTTTGAAGTCCTCGATTTTATATAAATATCCACCTACGAATAGTCTACAATGACCATTCATTAAAGCTTCTAATCTATCAGCAATAATTGCATTCCTCACTCTATGTTTACCAATTGTATCCATAGAAGCAGAGATATCTACGATGACAAATACAACCCTTTTGTAATTATCTTCATAATCCCATCGTTCTTTTTGTAGATTACTCTTAGTAATAAATTTATGCAAGAAGTTTGGATGAGCGATATCACCTTTGCGTAGCCCTTTCAGAGTATGCTTTTTTTGCCTAGTGAACTCAAATTCACCATCCTCAGATTTCTTTTTAGTTTTTTTAATCTGAGTTTTAAAACTCAAATCAATTTTCTGATTAGAAATCACACCTTTGTCTCGAAGAAAAGAAGTAGCTAATGATTTGTCAATCAAATCACTGTCCCCTTCATTTCTACCTTCTTCAGTATTCCCAGACCAGGGACGAGGATCGTCATTAACATCCTTGCTGGTCCGAAGCTTACTCATCACCTTTTTCTTAAAGTCGCCTTTCTGTTTCTCACCAGACTCCTTAGTTTCTTTACCCCCTGCTTGCTTATTCTTACATTGCTGGTCGGCATCTTCCTTCATAAACATAAGGTCGATCATTACTTTAGCTTTTAAAGCTTTAGTTAATGGATCTCCACTAAAGTTACCAGGATGCAAAGTGTCATCTAAATCCTTTAGTTTACCATCAAGTCTATATGCAATTGGAATAGAACTACTATAATTGATAAAATGTTGATGCAAATCTGTAAAAGTTTCTTTATCAACATAAAACTTGGGGGCAAAGAATGTAGATTCTTTCTCAGGATAAGGTTTTAAATTTAAAAGTCTGTCTTTTAATACAGTATAATTAAAGTATTCGTTGACAAGCTTTACTCTTGTAAAAAAGTCTGAATTATTGCTAAACTTACCTTCTTCTCTGTAATAGTGCATTTCGGAATTAGCAATTCTAATCTTTTCACTGTCGGTCGTTGTATAACGATTGATTTTGAGAGTATAAGAGTCACCCAGATATGCTGCTATCTGGTGACCCATATACCCTAAAACATAAATCATCCTAGATCTGACTTGCTTCAGATTCCAAACTGATTTTATGGCATTTACGGGTGTCATTCTCGAATATTAGTTTGAAGATAAAACCTTATTGAATTCTTGTCTCTTATTTGCATGAGCAACTAAATAATGAATCACAAATGAAGATTTCTCAGCAGCTCTCTCAGAATGGATCATTTCTTTTTCTACATGCGCTTTACGCAAAAGAGTATTTAAACGATCAAGCATGATCTTCTGATAAAGGTCTTGGCAATTTTCATCAACAATATCTACCACAGAATCAGCGTCAGTTACTAAAGTTTCTACAAGCGCTATGTAAGCATCCAAGATGCCTACTTTTTCATTTAAGTCTGCAATTTTCACAATATTGTTCAACTCATCTAATAATTCGTTGATAAGAGGGTTGAGTTTTACCGTTAATCCCCGGATATACTTTTCCTCAATCTGCTGATTTAGACTTTTACTGTCGGGTTGCTTAAGATCATACTTAGTAAAACTTCCTTGTGGGATGTTAGGCATTACTTTAAGTAAATCATCAAGGTTCTTATTAACCATGAAAATTTTAGTTGCTTGAATAGCTACACGAGGTGGTACATTCTTACCTTCGTATTGGTTATTAGCAAAAATATCACTTAAAGCTAACTTGAATTTTAAAGGAATATTTGGAAATTTACATGAAAGTAGTTTACCATACGCTGCAGAGGAATGATCAAGCCACTGAACCCTCTCTTGTACTGGGAATCGTTGAATCAATGCTCCAATTGAGTCTGTGTTGGCCACATTAAACTCGTTAGGAGATTTATTGGTACAAATGATTACCAGTTTTGTCTTAATGTCGTAAGATTGCTCGTTGTATTCAAACTTTTTAGAAGTTAACATTTGCTTTAGAGCTGCCATTGTAGATGGGTTAGCATCAAATGCCTCTTCTAAGATTACAACTTCTTTAGACCATACAGACTTTTCAATATTGATTTTATACTTCTTGTCTTTAGCCATAGCTTCCAAGTCAACATTACCAAAAATTTCTTCTGGTGATGTTTCATTGGACATTGGAAATACACCAATATCTTTACGCTGATAACCAATAGCCTTTGCAAAAGCTAACGACATTTCTGATTTACCATACCCACCTGGTCCATATAGAATAATGTTTTGACCTGATTTATAAGCCAGGTGTAGAACATTAACTACATCTTCGTGGAATACAAATCCTTTTTTGCTCAACTGACTATAAATTTCTACTTCGTTCACTTCTTTCTTGTGTAAATGGATCATTAGGTTATTTTCTTTTTGAAAACTCTTTAACTACAGCTTTGTAGTTTGCCATAAATTTAACAACATCTTTGCCACCAGCATCAGATGTAATGATGATTGTTCCATAAAATATTGGTAAGTTTTTACCGAATATTAACATGAATAGCGACACAGGTACTGTAAATAACATCATCCATATAGTAGACCATTGAAATTTGTCTTCCATAGATGAGGTTGCCATAGGATGTGTCGCATGTTTATTAAACATACGCTTTGGTCCTTGAATAGCTGATCTCTTTTCATAAGAAATTTGAGATTTGCTAATCTTAATAACATTTGGTTTGCTCCAAAAAGAAACTAACCAATGCTGTTTAAATTCCAAATCATTGGATTCTTGTTGAATGTTCTCCATCATCAGTAAAAAAATTGTTATTTGTAATTTCAAATGTAGTCCCTTCTTCGTCGTTGTATACCCATGTCCCGTTAGACTTGAATACTCTTTCGACTACTGAGTCAAACTCGTCATAGATTGTATGACTTTTTAAATACTTTTGGATTGTCTTGGCTACCTGTTCAATATTCACTTGTGTAATAAATTTCTTGTTGTAACGTAGGAGCAGACTCTAATTCAGCATCAGCATCTATAACTATATTTAATTGCTTAGACAATGCTTCTCGATATTCAGTTCTACGTCCTAATATTTTTCGTTGAGGATATTGAAATAACTTACGGCGTTGATCATCAGTGTACATCTTTGAATAGCTTCCGTTTAGAAAATGGGTATTCAAATTGTCTACTTTGTTTTCAATTTCTATTAGAATTAAGTTATCTTTTTCAAAATCCCCTACAATTTTATGACTTTTAATTAGAGTGCTTTTAATAAACATATCCAATACATTTGGTTCAATGTTTTTATTAAAACCATCTACTAATATATAAGTTGAATTTTCAACTACATCATCCACTCCAACATACACTCCTTTAATAGCTGGTTCTAAGTTACTAATGTAAACTTCAAGAACATCATCCATTTTTAAATGAGGTAGTATATATTTCTCACTTCTGTTCATTAATAGTATTTATTGACAGTTAAAACTCCGTTGTTTTTAACAATATCAATGTCATAATCGTAACCATGCTCTTCATAAAACTTATATTTTTCAATAAGGTCATCCAGTTCAGCATCAAGCTTTTCTGGATTCATGATATTTAATGGTACTTTAATAGGACATTGTGGAGCTTTCTTACTAGCTACTACAAAAGTAAAAGGTTTAACTACATAACCTTCAGATATTAAACCAGCAAATTCATATTCAACAGCTAACGTATACCATCGCGCTTGGATATCATAACGATACTTATCAATTGCTCTTGGGAAGTTAGATGGATACTCAATTGTAGTCTTTAGATCATAAGGTATAATTAGCTTATTCTCATGATCTATATGGAGAATATCTAACAAAGCTTTACAGTCTGTACCTTTGTACTCAAAGTAAATAGCTACTTGATAAAGTTTTTCGAGATCGTTATTAAATAAATCTTTAGTGTGACTATGATGCATTACATTACTAGCTAAAGAATCAATTAATTCATAATCTTTTCCAGACACCCATGTTTTATCATAGTTGTTTATAAGTTCTTGATAAAAATCAATATACTTCTCAAGAAAATTATTAATAATTGTTTCTTTTTTGGTTTTGTAATTTAAAACATCATATACTTTGTCGAGTACATGTTCAGGAGGTGTATCCATAAACAATGCTATTCCTTTCTCATGCATAATAAAAGCTGCTAATTCAGCAACTTTAATATATTGAGGAGGTGGTAATTTACTTTGGATTACATAATAGTTATCCCAGTTATCAGGATCAGTTACTATACAATCAACTGCACTACCAATTACTAAAGCGTTACCTTGTTTTAAACTTTTCACTTTTGATTCTACGTTTTTATACATATTATGAACCCCTCCAATCAGTGATTTTAAAAATGACTGATTGAGGGAAGGGTAATCATAATACTCTTGGATACTATTCATCTAAGTCGTACTTCTCATTAAGATATTTTTGCACAGATTCATACCTTTGACCATCATAAAGCTTACCAAGAATGATAATGGACTCGCTAGGATCAATTTCAACACGGTTGTAAGAACCGCTTTGTAATTCGAGGTTAATCTTTGTGGTAAAGAAAGTATCAAAGTCAAAATCAATATTTTTGATAGTTTGAATAGCTCCCATTAATTTACCAGTACTACTGTAAGTAGCTGGTCCATCTTCGAAAATATTATCTTCTACAGGAGACTTCGCATTGTCCACATCAATGATCATACTACGAAGATTAACATATTGATTAAACCTTTCAACTACCTTGTCTCTGAACTCAGAATCTGACCTAAGAGTCTTAGCTACCAACTCACGAGCTTCGTAATTTCTAAGGGCAATTGTATGCGAAAGACTAAGGTACATCTTGTTTGCTAATTTTGCAAGTTTTTTAGTTGCCATATTTATTGATAATCTCTTGTTTAATTGTGTGAGGATGTTGTTGTGAACCTAATGCAATAATAACGTCGTGCTTTACAGCACTTCTATTTGGTCTGAAAATCTTGTCTTTTTCTAATTCATTTAAAGTAAGAGTATTTAGGATTTCATCTATCAGATCGTCTTTTTTGATTTTAACAAATACTAAATTCTTTAGAATCAAAACTTGATTACGGTTTTCTGGAACATCATGTTTAATACATAATTTTTCTAATTCATCTATTTCATGCAAAATAACTTTTGAACGATCTTCAATTTGAGTTCTAACAAGATCTAATTCAGTCTTGTTCTTCTTAATAATGATGGCTTCATAAGAATTATAGGTATCACTATATTTCTTATTTAACTCATCCATTATTGTATTAGTCAATGCTTTTGTTAGATTGTTGCCCATACGCTGCTTCAATTAGTTTAAGGCCGAACTCTAATTCGACCACCATGTAATTTTTGTGATGCTTTCTTCTTGAGTTACCCTTATTTTTCTTCCAGATCTTCACTAACAAAGCTCTTTCTACTTTAGTTTCCATTTGATCTAGAGCTTCAACTTTAATAGAAAAGCTTTTAGCTTCTCCTTTTATAGTTTGTTCTTTAGCTTGGAATTCTACAGGAAATTCTTCTTCACAGTCTATACATACAAGGTCAATCTTTTGATTGTCTTTAGTACGACTTTCTTGCCTGCTAGTTTTAAATAAAAAGCCAAACCTATCCGATAATAGGTTGGCTAAATATCTTTCCCAGTTATGTCCGCTTACTCTATTGTCACTCATTACCAATCAATATTTATTTGATATCTTCCAGCATCTATCAAACCTTTTTCATGTAGATCATTAATAACCATGCCTAAACTTGGATAAAAATGCCTTGTCTTTTGTAGCTTCCCCACTGATATACATCTCAGCATATTCTGGCAGATCTATTGTAAAATCACTCGTTGAGTTCACTATAATTTGCATGTTCAAAATCTTTTAAGTCATGATCAAAAGTGAAACTATCTATTTCACTTTCGAAGTGTTCACCAATTTCTCTTCTTATTCGTCTAGAAGCTTCGTCTATAGAAATTAGTGTGATATAAATTATGTTATCTATTAAAATTTTAGTAACAAATAACTCTTCTTCACGCCACTTTACTATTGTATTTTCATTTATCTCATAAGACCAACTAGCATCTGCGCCTGAAAGTGATAATCTTGTCACCTTTGGGTCATGTGGATCAGGCACCTTTATAGCAAAATTTGGAGTTAAGCAAAGGATAGAATTATTTTGTGTAATAAATATCATATTTGTAATTGTTTATATTCACCAATGTCAACATACTTGAAGTCTTCTAGTAAATCATTTTTTATTAAAGGCAACCATTGTAATTTCAATCCTGTTTCACTAAAATAAGTTTTAAATTTAGGACCTCCTCTAGCTTCATAAGCAGGATGATAACCTTTGAATATTTTACCTTTGATAAAAGGTGCTAACTTTTGAGCTTCGTTACCATACAAAATGTATGTTATGTTTAAGTCTTGAAGTGATTGTAATACTCCTTTCATAAACCAAAACCAATGTTCTTTATGAGATCCAGGAGCATTAACAGCGCAAGTTAATGCGCTGTTTAATAGTAATACTCCTTGGTTAGCTAAATATTCTAAGTCTGTAACTCTGAAATTTACAGCTTCGAAATCATGAAGCTGTTCTCTATAAATAGCTTCTGTGATTATATCTAATGATTTTTCTTGCCTCTTTCCCGATGAACAACTGAACGCAAGCCCGTCTGCGACACCCGCTTTTGGGTAAGGGTCTTGACCGATAATGACCAATTGAACTTTATCAAGAGGACACGATCTAAATGCTCTAAATATGTTTCCAACAGCTGGGGTGAAAGATTTACTAATTGCTTTGAAAGTTTGATCCATCTTGGGATCTTCGAATAAATGTGCCAATTTTTCAGACCATGTATCAACATGTTTCTCTATAATAGTTTTCTTCATGAATTGCAATTATATTTCTATAGTTCTGCTCTAATAAATAGTCTTCTAGGTATAACTCGTACCATATAGGTTCCCAAGCTTGCCAAAGTTTATCTATTAACCACGATTCCAAATGAGAAAGAGGAAATTCCTTTCCCCCTTCTATTTGGTAAGATCTCAACAATTCAGATACAAATTGTTCTTTCATCACTGTTCTTTAAAAATCTTGAATAAAAGAGCTTTATATAGCTTTTTACTCAATGACAGGTATCTCTGGACAATCGCAGCTTATGAAAAAGAAACATAAAACTGAAACTGCAATCAAAGACAGACCTGTTATAAATGTTAGGATATCTAATGTTTTATCATTCTTCATCATGAATGATGTTTTCACTAAACTTGTGAATCCTAAAATTAACGTAATAAGCCCGATGACGGTGGATGTACTGATCATAATGAATTGATTTGTTCTACGAAAAATTCTTCAAATGCTTCTTTGTCTTCTAAAATCCAATCAGAAGGATCTTTTGGTTTGTCAAAAGGATTATGCATTATATGACAATTGTTATAAATAGCTTTGTGCTTGTTAGCACTGTTCAAGCCAGGAGCATCATTGTCATAATAAAGTAATACGGTTTTATCTGCAAATTTGTTACGATAGTATTCTGGAATTACATACCCTTCTCCATTAGGTGCTAAGATATCTATTTGTAAATCTAATCTATAAACTAAGGATTTCAATACTAAATAATCTTTACCTGAAGAAGTTATAATCACTAAATCATGACCTTCCATTGAAGTATACCCATATACATCATTGTTAGATGTATTACCTATAAACTTATGAGTTTTACTAAAAGGTTGGTATATTTTATCATGATTGGTATTTGGAAAATGATAAGAATAGCAATGGTAATCAATTTTTAAATCAGACACTTTAGATCCTTTGTGTATAGTTACTACTTTGAGTGGAGTTACTTCTTCTCTAAGTAAGTCTTCATCAATGTAATATTTATTCCAATAATGCAATCTTGTGGCAGACCAATAGGCTTTGCTCTTTTCAATCTTAACTTTTGTTTTCTTTTTCTTTCTTTTACTTTGCCTGGCTTCTATTACATTAGTTTTAACAGCTGGTATTTGATCTGTATAATCAGGTATTGTTCTAAAATGCCTATCAGTTGCTAATTCATAACCTTCAGTCGGTCCTATATTATCCCCTGTTCTAAAATCTTTAAATCTTAAAATTCCATTTTTAGATATATAGAAAGAACAAGACGGATTGTTGTCTTTGGTAAATGGCGACTTGCAAGAACCTTCAATTGGCGTATAGCCTAAGGCTAAAGTCCATATAAATAGATCTCCATATTCTTGTATAACTTCATATCTACTTTTAGGAATTTTCATTTTTGTAAGAAAATGGGAGGGGGCTATTAACCCCCTCATAACTAGACTACAGCAGCGGATAGCATATTTTCAGCAGAGTCAATACCTTCGTCTTCTTGCAAAGAAGGATCATATACTCTTTGAATAACTACTTCATTAGCTGCACCTTTTACAAGCTTATAACCCTTGTCGTGCTGACTTTTCATGTGCTTATTCAAACGAGCTACATATCCTTTATCAGTAGTAGCTACAATAGTATTTAATGCAGAACGAACGTCAATTTTTTGATATCCTTTCTTTGCATCAACATAAGCCATTACTAATACTTTAGGCTCTCTTTCGTCTAACTCAGCCTGTAATGATTCGAAATCTTCATCATTATTTAGGACGTCGTTAAAGAATAACTCTTTGTAATTAACATCAACATCTTCAGACTTTGGATTGATATTAAATAACTTAGATAGAAATGTAAATAATTCCATTTCTCCATCTTTCAATACGATAGTTTTTGCTTCTTGCAAAGTAATTTTACCTTCAAATACTTCAGTAAGCGCTGTTTCTTCATTTCCGTCAGAAGGAACACAGTATCCTGTTTCTCCAGCAGAAGTTCCAATCCAATAACCACCCCTCTTAGTATGGTAAGGTTTGTCAGTGATATAAAAATCCATCAACTGATAATTATCTTTTTCAACAGCTGGGTTATCAGCGGCTGTAATCTTCAGCAAAAATCTAACTCTCAGTTGGCGAAATGGATCTTCACCATCATATTCAACTTTCCTAAGTGAAAGACTATCTGGTACCGACAGTTGCCCATTTGTAAGTGTCTCAATAGTGTTGCTAGAAGGTTGTACAGCAACTACTTGCACAGTTACCATGCCTTCAATCAAGTCTGGTCTTTCGACAGTTTTACCTTTTAATGCCATATATGTATATATTTATTTACTATTTAGTTAATTCAAAAACTGTAATGGAACATGGGATGTCTAATTGCTTTTGCAAAAGGTCTTCTAATTCAGCTTTGGTATGAGTTACCATACCATCTTCTGTATGAACTAAGATATCACTTTCCACCAAGTTCATATCAATAATGCCTTCTTCTTTAACAAAATTAGCAATCTCCGTAGCTAAATTTTTATTTGAGAAAATACCACTTTTGCTAACTTTAAGTCCATACTTGAGTATGTCTTCAACTTTGTGCTTAACGAGGAGAAGATATTTCAAATCCAACCCAGCATATAATGGGATGGCTCTCAAAGCTTTTTCTTTTTCGTATTCTACTTGAGCAACAGATTTAGTATTCAACTGAAACCTGGTAGTAGTGTCGCTTACCTTTACTTTTAACGCAAATCCTTTTCCAAATGCGTTGACATCTTCCTTAACTTTACCTAAAATAATTTTACTCATAATTTGCAATCCGCTTTAACACGTAATTTAAATCGTTTTTTATATATAACTCGTCGAACATCCCATAGGGACTTTTAGCTGGATACATACCATCGTTATTAGTAACAAACCTATACTCAGGAGTCTTACCTTTCATTTTAACGTCTGTATATAATACCACAGTAAATAAACCAGCAGGTGTTAACTTCTCATTAACCATTTTACCAATGGTTTTGAATTCCATATCATCATCTGAGTGAGTTGACACAATGATTGTTAAATCATCTCTTAGCCTCTGATAAATAGTTAATAGTTTATGAGCCTTTTGGCCAATATCTGTAAATTTATCATAACTTTTTTCTTGAGCTCTTTTAAAGAACTCATCTGCCATTGTATATTGATAATCATCAATAACTATATACTTGATATCAGGACGCCCTGTATTAATAGCGTTAATCACTTTTATAATTTGATCTGGATCAGAATTAGAATAATAATTTTTATTCTCTGTGTTGTACAGTTTTTTCCAACCAGGACCAGGTAAATCCTTACCAAAGCAATTAATCACGTATGTTTCTTTTGGGTTTAGACCTTCAATCGGGATGTGTTTGTTGGGAAGGAAGCTAGTAGATTTACCAGTTCCGCTACGACCAACGATTGCTATCATATTTGCCATTTAAACGCTGTTCCATTAGAGTTAGGTGAAGGTAGTTCCTCCATTTTAGGTACTACACCTCGGTGCAGAGCTGCGACTTTTTTAAATGATCCGAAGTCTCTGTTTTTCATAATAAACCAAAAGCTTGCTCCTCGGCCTAAACCTTTGACTTTATTTGTATCTATAATTTGATATCCAAAATACTTTTTAATATCAAACATTGCTGGGTTAACCCCACCAATTACAACTTCTGCGTCTCGGAATGTGTAACTAGAACCTCCTAAGTCTAATTGCTGAGGAGTATAATATTCTTGAGCTCGAGGATCTCTACTAGCACTTTGTAATCCAGTATTAAATTGCTGAATTACAATAGGTGAGTAGTTACACATGTTTCTAAACCACTTCATATAAGTGGATATCTTATCAATTATCTTTTTTTCTGAATCTGCTCCTTTTTCTGGAGTTCCTAAACCAACATGATCTATAATTATAATTGTTCTTAATTCTGGATCAGTAGGTTCATACCCTAAGTGTCTAAAATTTATTTGACCTGTGGAGTCTTTGTACTTTTCTTTTATAAATTTACCATTGGCTTCTGCATATTTGTATAATATACTATTAATTCCAGTAGGATTAATAGAGTCTGCGTAAAAATCAATATTTTCAAATATATCTTCTACTTCGGGTATATATTTATCTATTAATTGAATCTGACCAAGATTCAATTTAACAGGTCCATATCCAGCAATGATTTCTTCTGGAATATGAACTCCAGTTTTAGTGGCTATAATATAATTTAACCACTTAATCTTTTTCTTAATTTCACTCAGTTCTAAACTAAAATATATAAACTTTAGTTTCTTAGAACTATGAAAATAAGGATGTAAAAAGAAATTAGAATCAGCTAATGTACTCTTACCAGTACCTGGACCTGCAGCAATAACATACATACTTCCTGGTAGAATGCCACAAAAGCCTTTATCAAACGACGATATCCCAGTTAAAACGCCTTCGTTTTTACCAGAAAGTCCATCTTGAATAAA